TCTTGTTTCGTGGGCTCGGATATTTGTATAAGAGACAGATTTAATCGTTGGTAATGAACCAGGAATTTATTTGAAGAATAAACATGCTGATTGTGGATTGTTCATTGGTAACTGGGGGACTTGTAGCATAATAGATCACGGTAGAGTCGTATAAATGTGATATTTTCAGGAGGAGTTTATGAATGATTTAGTAATTGAGTCACTCAAACAAGCGTTGTCTGAAACTTCCTTAGCATTGGCTGAGGAAAAAGCGAATCGGGCTATGTATAAACAGGCCTGTGAATTGTTGGAAGAAGAAAATCGTCAGTTGAAAGAGAAGCTGGCAGAACTGGAGGTGCAAGATGTTCCGGATAGTAAGCAAGCAACTAACGTTCGATCAGGAAAAAACTAGGGTTCTGATTCAATCAACCGATGGCGAATACACCGCATTTGAAAGGGAGATTGATGGGAACCACTTAGCTACACCAGATAGCGAGATTATTGAGTTAGTGCAGCAAAAGGTGTATAAAGATTCGTTTCAGAAATATGCCATGAATGATGCCATCAAGCAAGCAGACCAGACGGCTGAACAGGTTGAAAACCTCAAGAAAACTCTAGCTGATTCTCAAGCAATTATTGAGGACCAACGCAAGCAAAACAAGAAAACTGAGGAGCTTCTTGAAAAAGCTAGCGGCGCCATGCTTGAACAAGCTGATGACAATGCAAATATTAGTGAACATTTATTGCTGGTTAAATACCAGGTAGAACAAATGGCAAAGGTTGTAACTAACTTCACCTTGCCAACTGAAGTTCCTGAAGATTACCGGGAACGTTTTGAATCTGACAAAGAAACTGAACATAAAGAAGAAGGGGATGAGGAGCATGCTACACCACATTAGGGAAGCTGCTACTGCACTCGCTACTCATGTTCGGAATTTGTGGGGAGGAGGTGACAAATTTATGGAACTACATTTTCTTTACGCTAAGCACATTGAATTAGCAAAACGTACTTTTGCTTCTGTGCCACGCCGTCATAAGAAAGGTGTTCGTGAGCAACTTCAAATTCTTGGCTTAGCCGATTTGGAATTCATGACACTTGAACAACTCAAGCAACGTCTTGAGGAATTAGAACAAGGTGAAGAATAATCACCGCAAATGAAAGGGTGCCTAGTGCACCCTTTTCTTATGAAGGAAGGGGGAAAAGTATGCCAGGGAGCACTAGTATTAGCTCTGAGGTGTTGGGTTACATCATCGGCGTGCTGATTCCGGTAGCAGGTCTGTACTTAAATAACAAAAGCAAAATCACTGAACAGGAACACCGCATGACAATGATTGAAGCTAGTCAAAACTATACCCAGAAACTAGCTGAGCAAAACAGTAGACGGCTTGATGAACATGACGAGCAGAATAAGATTACTTATCAACTCGTTGAACAAATCAAGGCGATGAAAGAAGATCTTATTGAGATCAAACAAAAGTTAAAATAGGAGGAATTCATTATGAATAAAATCAATTGGAAGGTTCGCTTTAATAAGAAAAACGTGGCATTCTTGGCGCGTTTCGCGATTGCTATCTTGATGCCTGTATTGGCTTATCAAAACCTCAAGCTTGAGGACTTAACAACATTTGAGACATTAGGGAAACTGTTTGTATCTCTGTTCAGCAATCCTTATTTGATTGGATTGACATTCGTCAATGCCTTTAACCTTATCCCTGACCCTACTACTGCTGGTCTAGGAGATAGTGAACAAGCGTTGACTTACGATGCGCCAAAAGAATCCTAGGAAGGGGTGAAGCCGTATGTTGCAATACGGTAATTACACACTATCGGATGATCTAATTGAAAAAATGCAGAAGGTGGCTAGGCATTATGACCTAGTCCCTTCTTTTGTTATCTGCCAGCTATGCCATGAGACCGGGTGGGGGCAGCATCCTAATTCTATATCGGCCAGGGAAGACAACAACTGGGGCGGTATGACTTGGGGTTACGATGACCTCAACCCTAAGACTCGCAAGAGCGGTGTCCAAGTTACACCGGGGCGCAAGCGTCCGGCAGTTGAGGGTGGGTATTATATCCATTATGACACGGTTGAAGACTTCCTCAAAGACTATGGATATTTGCTCCGTAATGGTGGCTTCTATAAGACATCTGGAGCTAAGACATTGTGGGACTACGCGCGTGGTCTGTTCCGTCTTGGTGGTGCTCAATATGATTATGCTGGTGATGGCAGTAATTCAGAAAGAGTATTTAACTCTTACTATAATTCAATGAAAACTATCCATGACACGCTCAATGCAAATGGAGCGCTGGATAGTATTGACAAGGGGGAAACTAGCAATATGGCAAGTGCTCAAGATGTGCTTAACGTATTTAGAAATTGGCTAGGTGGCCAAAAATATGGCTCTGTGCACAACGAAATTCTTTCAATCTACAATTCTCAAAGTCCGTTACCGGTTGGCTATCGAATGACAAGCGAAGATGACTGGTGCGACGCAACGGTGACCGCTGCTTTCCGAAAGGCAGGACTATCATCGTTGGTAGGTGGCGAGTGCGGTGTGCAACGTCACATTGCTATCTTCCAATCCAAAGGTATCTGGATTGGTAAATCTCGTCCACAAGCAGGTGACATCATTACCTTTGATTGGGATGGTGGCGGTTTTGCAGACCATATTGGGATTGTCGAAAGTGTGTCTGGTGATACGGTCTACACGATTGAAGGTAACTCCGGCTATCCCGCTGCTGTTCGGCGTCAGTCATACACATGGAATATGTGGCAAATCAGAGGATATGCTCGTCCTAACTACGGGTCTGGATCAGTTTCATCTTCTAGCGGGTCAAAATCTATTGTGGAAGTTGCTCAAGAAGTAATCAATGGACAATGGGGGACTGGAGAAGATAGAAAAGCTCGCTTAACTGCGTCTGGATATGACTACGATTCTGTTCAAGCTAAGGTTAACGCTATCTTGAACGGTGAATCAGTAGGTTCTTCTGAGGTCAAAGAAACAGGTTGGCTTAAGAACGAGACCGGTTGGTGGTATCGTAACGAAGATGGCTCTTGGCCAGCAGACCAATGGCTGAAACTGTACGATTACTGGTACTTGTTCGATGAAGATGGTTACGCTTATGCTAAGCGTTGGGTGTATCGTGACGGTAAGTGGTACTACTTTGACGAGGCCTGCCGAATGGTTATCGGTTGGGTCCGGTATGAGGACAAGTGGTATCACTTGGAGGACAATGGCGAAATGTCATCTAAGGAATACGTTCCTGGTGGCGATGGTCGCTTGTACTATGTAACGGAAAATGGTGCAATGCTTGAAAATACTGAGATTACAGTAGGCGAAGATGGTTCGTTGATTGAAAAAGTTACTGGCAACATTGTAGGTAAATTCTAAGTCCGTAATAACGGAAGAAATTTGATAAGTCCTAAATACTGGACCAATATCTATCCCCTGGGCATTGCCTAGGGGATTATTTTTATGCGAACAGTAAGTTGAGACAATGCCTACAATGCGGTATAATATAAATACAAGGGTGTATCTCCTCAATTCATTCTTGTATAGGGTTTAATGTCGGCTGGTCCCTCTACTAGTCGGCATTTTTTATATACAAAAATAAGTCAATGTGATACTATGTAGTTAAAATAACAAGTTGAATCGAGGGATAATATGAATAAGAAATTGATTGAATCTTTTATTCAGAACAAAGCTATTCCAATGGAAATTATCGTTAGAGAAACAGGCGTATCATTAAAGCGCTTGAATTTGGTCCGAGACGGCCTTTTAAGTGTAGATGAATTATCTACCGAGGAATTAAATAGAATTGATTCTATGCTAAAAGAGACTGGGTATCGTGTCAGTGTGGACTACTCAGAGTTGATAGAAGAACTTACACATGATAAGTTTGAAGGATTGATTGGCGAACGTGTGATTGTCGAGCGCAAAATGAACGAGTTAGTAGGGCGCCCTATCCCCGTGGATTATTATTTTTCTATCGGTGAAGTACCGATTGGTGTCAAGACGAGTCTTGAGTCATACGATGACTTGATGAAAGAACTAGATGACCTAAACCGCATTGTCTAACTAGTAGCAGAAAAGTAGCAAAGTCTACTTAAAAGTATGATTGGTTATGATAGGTAGTGACGGATAAAATATCAGAAGATGCTTTTATAACGCGTTTCTGATAGGTTGTGATAGTTAGTGATTTGTGTCTAATCATTTTACGAAAAACCATCTGTACGTCGTAAGAAGAAATCAGAAGCAGCTCGTAAACGTAAGTTTTAATAACATTACGCTAGCTTATAAATAGCGATACATAGCGAAAGAAAGACCCCGGCCATTGATTTGGTCGGGGTCTTCTTTGCGTTGTGATATTAAGTAAGTGTTCGATACCTGGCACCCTAAGTAGCACGAAAGTAGCAAACTATCAAAAGGCGTATTGCAGTTGGTCGATGGATGAACGGAGGTTGTCTGCCATCTTTTGGGAGAAATGAGAGTAGACTTTTTCAACCATGGCGGTGTCTGTATGTCCAACGTGCTGAGAGATCTGCTTAATTGGCACGTTGTTCTCTAACATGATGGTAACGAAGGTGTGCCGGAAGTAGTGAGTGGTAATGTGCTTCCCGTCAATCTTGACCTTGGCTAGTGCTGCATTAACTTGGCGATAGTCCTTATGCGTCCCACGATTGGAAACGAATAGAAGGGTGTTGTCACTCGTTATGCGACGGTGGCTAATCACCTTGCGTTGGGTTAGCGCTATCTGCTTCTTAATCGTATTGGTCACATCTTGGTTGATATTGATTGTCCTAGCGTCACCTGTTTTTGGTGGGCCTAGTCGTTGCAAGGTAGAGTCCCAGGTGGCCACTATATCAATGGTCCGGTTATCTAGGTCGATATGCTGGCGGTAGTCCAAGGCTAGCAACTCTCCAATCCGCATGCCGGTAAGGGCCTGTATCTTACATAGGTTGGCTATCTCCTGGTAGCCCATGGCTTCTAATTGGCTTAAGGCATCGGCTAGTTCATGGGCTTCTAGGTACTTCAATTCGTTCTTGGTGGGTAGGTTGACCTTCTCTACTGATAGTAGGTGTGTAAAGTCATCTTTTAGGTACCCGTATTTTTTGGCGAATTTTAGCACCATAGAGAGAGTTTGCTTGCGAAACGATACATTGGTATAGGATTGTCCCTGACGCGTGAGAGACAAGAGAAATTGATTTAATAGAGTGGCGTTAAGTTGTGAGGTCTTATAATGACCCAGTTCAGACTTAATGTGTTTGATTCTTGTTCTCTGTCCACGGGCTGTGCTTGGGCGAACGGTGGACTCATATACCTCGTACCATCTGTCTAATAGTTCTGATAGGGTAATGTCATCGTTATATGGGGCAGATGCTAACTTCTTCTGAATCTTCTCATCCAGTATGCGCTGCATACTCTTGGCTACGTTCCGGTTGTTCCTAATGTTCGTAACGGAAACATAACGGTATGATCCAGTTACAGGGTCCTTGTACCGCTCATTGAATTTGTATTTGCCGTTTGGCAATTCTTGAACCCACATGTTGGGACCTCCTACTTGTAGTCGTGGCGGAGCATTTGATAGATGGCGTCAGCTTGTTCTGTATTCGTACTGAGGACCTCCGCAATGTCTCGCTTAAGTTCGATGATGCGGTACTTCAGTTCTTCCTGCTCAATAGTTGATAGGTCTTTATCTTGATTTAAGTAGACCCACAATAAACTATTAGGCATAATGAAGGACCAAAGTAAATGACCGTCTCTATCATATTTCTCCATATATTCTGCTTTAGCTTCGGGTAGGTAGCTAAAAATGGCATTGCTATGTATCTTATACACACTTGACGCTGCCGACGAATAGAGAGGTGTAGATCTCGGTGGTCGTAGTATAATTAAAAAAAAAAAAAAAAA